CTATCACATCAATCGACGTAAAAGGATTTGACGCTACTGCGATTATCGAATCCGGCTCTACCTTCACCCTCTACGGAATCAAGGCGGCTTAGATGGCTAACACATACGTCAAAATCGCCAGCGTGACCGTTGGGAGTGGTGGGGCGGCTTCGATGGATTTCACCAGCATCCCCGCCACTTACGATGACCTAGTCCTCAAGGTGTCTCATCGAGCAACCGTAAACATAGGAATCGCGGCAGTTTTATTACAATATAACGGCAACTCTTCTTCGTATTCTTATCGCAGAATCTTGGGCGACGGCAATACCGCAGCAAGCGCAACCGACACCATTAGCGCAGTCGCAATTGCTCAAGGTGGAAACGCAACCGCCAACACATTCGGAAACCTTGAAATCTATATTCCTAACTACGCCGGATCGACAAATAAATCTGCATCGGCAGACAATGGAAACGAAACAAACGGCACAACCGAATATCTAACCCTTATCGCGCATCTTTGGTCTAATACCGCAGCAATTACATCAATCAAAATTCTTTTGACTAGTGGCAATTTTGCTGAACATTCCACCGCAACGCTTTACGGCATCAAGAAATCCTAAGGAGAAACCATGACCACGAAGATCATCGTTGATTGCTCGACCGGAGTGGTCGAGGAAGTCGAACTGACCGAGGATGAATTGGCGCAACGCGAGGCTGACCGGATTGCCTTTGAGGCAGCCGAGGCTGAGCGCGCTGCCGAGGAAGCAGTCAAGGCAGCCAAGAAGGCTGAACTGCTCGCCAAGTTAGGGATCACCGAGGACGATGCCAAACTCCTCCTCTCCTAGACTGTGCAAGGCAGGTCGCACCCTCAGGGAAATGGTGGACGATGCATATCCCTCACGCGATAGAAAGTCCGATGGGTGGATCGGCGATGCAAGACACAGCAATCGTAAGTCTGACCACAACCCGGATGCTGAGGGATGGGTTCGTGCCATCGATGTTGATGCTGACTTGGGATTTCGTGACGAGTCGTGGTATCTGGCAGATCAACTTCGACTTGCTGCAAAACGTGACCGGCGTATCTCCTACATCATCCACAAGGGGCAGATTGCATCTAGACGGAGTGGCCTACGATGGAGAAGGTTTTCTGGAAATCCTCATGACCATCACATACACATAAGTTTTACCAAGAAGGGCGACCAAGATGGCCGTCGTTTTGACGTGCCACTATTAGGAGGACGAGATGCCTGATTCACTCAAACACCCGATTGTGCTTGCTGCCGGTGCATTCCTCGCAGCATGGGCCGCTACCAACTTTGAGTTGGACTACCGGGCAATCCTCTGGGCCGTGTTGTCTGGGCTGTTTGGATACGCCAAGCCCTATAAGAAGTGAGCCCGGAAGAATGGGTCGGACTGATTGCTGGTCTGATCGCGATCGCTGGTGCGTTTGTAGCCGCGTTGAGATGGACGGTTCGCCAGTTTGTGCTGGAACTCGGCAATCAGATGTTCGCTCGGATGGACAAATTAGAGATTGAGATCGGCGTTTTGACCGCTAGACAGTCAGAGATCTATGCGACACTTATGACCACAGGAGGTGCGAAGCGTGGCAAAGCGAAAGACGAAGGCACAAAAACTCGCAAGCCTAAGAGCAAAAGAGCGAGCCGCTAAGCGCACCAAGGAAATCACCAAACTCGATGCATGGGCCATCAGCCTTTATGAGGTTGCCGAGTCCATGAGGCGAGCAGGCTTTGACGATGCAACCATACAGGGCTGGTTAGTGGATCAGCGATTACCAGAATGGGTAGCCCCTCGGCCTGACGAGTTGGATGATGACGAGGAAGAAGAAGACGATTAGCATCAAACGGATTGCCTTCGTACCAGACCTGCAAGTGCCCTTTCATAGCGAGCCAATGGTGAACTCCATGGCTCGCTTTCTTGCTAAGTGGAAGCCTCATCGCACCATCCAGATCGGTGATGAGATTGACCTTCCGCAGTTGCGCAATGGCGCAAACGTGCTGGAAGAAGCCATGGGCAACATTGACGATGACCGGGCATGGACTCAAGAGATCTTGGAATCTCTCGGCGTAACAGATGTGGTCGGTAGCAATCATGGGGCTAGGGTCTACAAGAGCCTGATGAACCGGCTGCCAGCCTTTACCAAACTGCCTGAGATGGCCTACCACCGCTTCATGGGATACGACAAGATGGGAATTGCCTATCACCCTCAAGGGGTCGGCTTTGCCCCGGGTTGGATAGCCATCCATGGCGATACTGCACCCTTGTCCAACAAGCCCGGCCAGAGTGCCCTGAATTCGGCCCTGAGGGCCGGTAAGAGCGTCGTTCAGGGGCATACCCATAGATTAGGACTCTCGAGCCATTCTGAGGCCTATAAAGGCAACTATGGGCGAATTCTGTGGGGTTGTGAAGTGGGCAATATGGTGGACTTATCCAGCCCCGGCATGGGCTACACGCGTGGCTATGCGAACTGGCAGCCCGGCTTCGTGGTGGGCTACCTTGAAGGATCACGCTTTTACCCAGTCCTCGTGCCGATGAATCCGGACGGATCATTTGTCTTTGAGGGCAAGCGATACCGATGATTGAGACCATCGTGCCTATCACCCGGACGATTGACGACCATATAGACGACTTCGATGCAGCCACGGATTTCGTTATGAAATCGTTATCAAAACCTAAGGGGTATTAGGCAGTCAGAGGCGTATGGTAGGCCCTGCCGGTCAAACCCCCGGCAGAATGAGCCTCGAATGAATCGAAGTGATCTCCACGGTATCAAAGTCAATCGATATACCCGAGCAGGATATATTGGCAAAGATTTGCTTTGCCCTGAATGCAATCACGTCGTCAAGGTTTATCATTTTGCGTGGTCTGCTCTGCAATGTGGGCATTGCGCAAAAATGGTCGAAAAGACTGATTGGATGTGGTTGCCATGACCGCAATCGGGTTTGACCCACTAGCGATCTATTACATCATTGCACTCATAGCCATCCCAGTTTTGGGATTGCTCTACACAGCCCTAACCGAGAACTGGTACTGGAAAGGATTCAAGGATGGAAAGCGACTCGCCCAAAACAATCACAGCGCAAGAAATACTCGATGAAGCAGGGCGCATCCGGGGTGATCGTGGTTCGATCTATGGACACCCATACATCAATCACCGGCGTATCGCTGACCTCTGGAGTGCGTATTTGGAAGTGCCAATCACGCCAGATCAAGTCGCTATCTGTATGGCTTTGGTCAAGGTCTCACGGCTGGCGGAAACACCGGGCCATAGAGGTCGTGACGGTTATGTGGATCTGGTGGCTTACGGAAGCCTTGCAGCGCAACTTGCTACAACCGACCCGACCGAGTTCGATGCCTATTAGGAAACTACAGAGCAAGTCGATCTGGTGCGATGTCTGTAAGTTGGCTTACGCTAAGGGACATGCAAGGCAACAGACACCAGCCGTCTGGCAGGTCATGAGCGAGACTCAGAAGCATAAGGGCAGGGTGCGACACTACTGCCAGCCATGCGCTAATGAAGCGCAACTTTGGCATGATGGCACAGTATGGACATTCCGACAACAGTTGGACTACGCACTAGGAAAGGAAGCAATAGATGGCATGGAACTTGGACAATTATGAGCCAGTTGAGGATCGTCTGGCAAAGTTTTGGAACGATTATCCGCCGGGGCGGATTGAGACGGAGTTATTGGCACACGAAGGTAATCGCTTTATTGTGGCTGCTCGACTGTATCGAGTGGACACAGATGCGCAGCCCTTTGCGACCGGTCTGGCTGAAGAGACTGTTACTGATCGAGGGGTCAATTCTACTTCGGCTCTTGAGAACGCAGAGACGTCTGCTATTGGTCGCGCCTTGGCCAACGCTGGCTACGCGCCGAAAGGAAAGCGAGCATCGCGTGAAGAGATGGCTAAGGTTGTGCGAGGTGATTCGCCGGTAGTCAAGCACCCATGGAAGCCAGAAGAAAAGCCGGTAGCCAATGAGCCGGTAACTGTGGTGTGGGATGACGTGGAGACCACGGCAGCCGAGGATCAGCAGACCTTTATTGCTGACTTGCAGAATGCGCTCGGGGCATCCGTTCAAGGCTTCAAGTGCAAACATGGCGATATGTTGCTCAAGGACGGAACTGGCAAGACCGGCAAGCCGTATCACGGCTACGTTTGCGGATCACGCACCAAGGCTGACCAATGCGAGGCAAGATGGGCCAAGTTGGTGAGCGGCAAATGGGTATTCGAGGGCAAAGCCAATGACTGAGATGGATCGCACAGGAGAGCCAAACAAGTGGCCGGTCAAGTGCGACTGGTGTGGCATTGATCTGGTCAGTTATGCAGGCTATCGAGTCCAGATGCATGAGGAAGATCCGATGGATTACAACTGGGCCTGCCAAACGCACTACGAGGCGGCGTGGTGATGAGTAGAAGGGAACGAGGCCGTGAGACTGAAAAACTTGTGGCGCAATATCTGGTTCGTCATGGCTTTGAGGGGGCACACGTTACGTCCATGGCTGCTAGTGGTAGTGACGTACTGGGTATTGAGGGCCTTGATATCGAATGTAAGGCAAGAAAAAACTTTGACCCAGCAGGCACTATGGCACAACTTAGAGCCAGGGCCAAAGAGACCGGAATGGGAGTGGCCGTTATGAGGCTGAATGGGCAGGGTGAGGCATCCATGGATGATTGGGTTGGTGTTATTCGATTGGCTGACTTGGTCTATTTACTGAAAGCGAGTGGCTATGGCAGACGATAAGCGCGTGACTCGATGCTTGATGTGTGGGGTCTATGTGTATGCTCGGGATCTGTGTGAACGGTGTTACCCCAAAGACTTAGCAGCATAATTGATGTGACCAACATCACAGTCCATATAGTGAGATTATTGGAAAGGCTACGCTCATGAAACTTGACTCGCTCGCTATGCTAAGTGGCAGTCCCGGCACTATAGACGGCCGGGCACAAGCCCCTTCGCATTGGGCACGGCTATTGCTAATTTGCCTGTTAGCCTTATGTCTATCTTTGCTAAGTGGATATATGTCGCATGCGCGACCAGCCAAAGACCCAATGAATTACAAGTTGCACGCATACAATCAACTGAAAGACTGGGATCAGTTTGAGTGCATACTCGAACTCTATGAGCGTGAGAGTAACTGGAGACCCAATGCTAGGAATGGGTCACATTATGGGATACCACAAGGTAGAAGCCAATGGTTAGCCACGGCTAATCCATATAAGCAAGTAGAATGGGGTGTGAAGTACATACAGCACAGATACGGCACAGCCTGTGCAGCACTCAAACACTTCAAGCGTAAGGGTTGGCACTAGTGGCTAAGGAAAGCAAGCGCGATGGAAGGTGGAAGAAGTTACGCATCACCATCCTCAATCGCGATGGCTGGACATGCACTTATTGTGGTGGTGTGGCTAATGAGGTCGATCACATCATTCCACTCAAGCGTGGTGGGTCTGATGATCCAGATAATCTCACCAGCGCATGCCGTACATGCAACGCACGCAAGCATGATGACTCGGTAGGCGTTTTTTTAGGCACATCTTCTACCCCCCCTGTTCGAGGTAAACGTACCTCCCCGATGCAGAATCAGTCCAAACCGGTGCAAAACGGACAGACTTTCAGCAAGATTTTGGTAGATTCGCCCTTTATGTCCGATTCCAGTCCAGACCAGTTGGGGGGCACTTCTAGTGGCCAAAATTAGGGGCAAAACCACCCCAAGGCTGGAAACGCCTAAGCGCAAGGGCAAGAGCAAGGGCAAAGAGTTTGCGGAGTGGGTAGCCAAGTACTCAGATCCGTTGCTGCCGTGGCAGAAGTACGTCTCAGAGCGCATGATGGTCACCGACCGCAAGGGTGAGTACACAATCACCACGCAGGGCCTTCTCATTGCTCGCCAGCAGGGCAAAACCCACCTAGCGCGTATGCGCATCCTTTACGAGTTGTTTGCCGAGCCACGCAAGAGCCGGGTGATCGGTCTCTCGTCCAATCGCAATATGGCCATAGACACCTTCCGTCAGGTTGTCTCAGTCATCGAAGCCAACGATGAACTGATGGCCATGGTCAAGCAGATCCGCTATGCGAACGGTCAAGAGTCGGTCACCCTGCTCGACGGCAGCATGTATGAGATTGCAGCCGCTACCCGAGACGGTGTCCGAGGCAAGACCGCGCACCTAGTATTCGTGGATGAGTTGCGTGAGATTACCCGGGAAGCATGGGCAGCCATCCGGCCTACCACGACAGCCACCAACGGTGTCTTGCTGACGTGCAGTAACGCCGGTGATGCCTTCAGCGATGTACTCAACACCCTACGCGAGACGGCCTTGAGTTACCCTCCTAAGTCCTTGGGCTGGTGGGAGTACTCGGCAGAGCCATTCTGCAAACTAGACGACGTAACCCAGATCTTGCAGGCTAACCCGGCTATTGGCTACACGACCAAACTGGAGACGATTCAGGAGTACATCAAGACCGCCAAGGCCGAGGATGCCCGGACTGAGCATCTGTGCCTGTGGGTAGATGCAATCTCAAGCCCATGGCCGTATATGGCCTTTGAGAATCTCACCGTGCAGGGTTTGAGCATGAACCCCGGTTCACTCACGATTTTCGGCATAGATACGGCCGTCACCAAGAAGAAAGCCAGCCTCGTGGCAGCCCAGTTGATGCCAGACGGCAAGATTGGCGTGGGCATCATGCAACAATGGGAATCGGACGTGGCAATCGATGAACTCAAGGTGGCAGCCGATGTGAAGGCTTGGTGGGATAGATACCGACCCCGGATGCTGTGTTACGATAAGTACGCAACCGCCAGCATCGCCTCTCGGCTAGAACAATCTGGTTGTAAGGTTGTCGATATGTCGGGCCAGATCTTCTACACAGCGTGTAGCGATCTGCTCGACAGTATCGTGAACAATCGGATATGCCACTCTGGCCAGAGCGAGTTGGTCTCGTCAATGAATAATTGCGGTGCAAAGATCAACGATGGAGGTTGGCGAATCGTCAGGCGCAAATCAGCCGGAGACGTTTCGGCGGCTATCAGTCTGGCCATGGTGGTACACCAGTTACTGAAGCCAGTATCAAAACCTGCAATTTTTGCATAAGCCAAAACACATCCCCAACATCCCCACTATGGTTGTCGGTTGGTTGTGCTAGGATCACCTTACCTTGTAAGTAGATGCTAGAACGTCAGTATCGATTCGCTGACTAGCCCTGATCAGACACAGGGCTCTGATGAAACCCCGGTCGATCCGCCCGGGGTTTCTATTTGCCCTAATATGTCCGTTTTATCCCAAATGTGTGGTATCCTTTAGGTCATGGCATTCTGGGATCGCTTCCTCATTCAAGCACCTAAGGTACAAAGCGAGGTCAAGGCTCAGTATGCCCCTGCCATCATGGGCGATGACTTTGGGTATTTCAATACCCAACTCATCACCAAAGTCAGTCGAGACGTTGCAATCTCTTTGCCTGCCGTTGTCCGATCGCGCAACCTTATCGCTGGCACAATTGCAAGCATTCCGTTGCATCTCTATCGCAAGTCCAATGATGAGCGACTTGGATCTCCCAAATGGTTAGAGCAACCGAGCATTCACCAGCCACGATCAGTAACGCTGGCATATACAGTCGATAGCCTTCTCTTCTACGGAGTCGCATATTGGCAAGTTACCGAGTTGTATGCCGATGATGGCCGTCCTGCTCGCTTTCTTTGGATTGCACCAACTCGCGTAACGCAGCAAGTATCACCAGACAGCCAATTTGTCACTCAGTATTACGTTGATGGCAAGCCAGTACCGATGGAAGGTCTCGGCAGCCTAATTACTTTTCAAGGACTAAGCGAAGGCATTCTCAACACCGGCGCAACGATTATCCGTCAGGCTTACGAGTTACAAAACGCAGCGCATCGCGCAGCAGTCGCACCTATCCCATCTGGTGTAATCAAAAACACCGGTGCAGACCTTAGCGAAAATGAAGTCGCTGCATTGCTATCGCAATGGAAGGCTGCACGCCAAAAGGGATCGACCGCATATCTCACCAGCACTCTTGACTATATGCCCACGTCATTCTCACCCAAGGACATGGGCTATGCAGATCTCATCACTCAAGTCACGACACAGATCGCCCGGCTTTGCAACATCCCGGCTTACTATCTCTCGGCTGATGAGAATAACTCGATGACCTACGCCAATGTCCAAGACGAGCGCAAGCAACTCATCAGCCTTGCTTTGCAACCCTTTATCACGGCTGTTGAATCACGGCTGAGCATGGACGATATAACAAACACCCAAAACTACGTTCGCTTTGCTGTTGATGATACATTCCTGCGAGCAGACACGCTCACGCGACTTACAGCGATTGAAAAGATGATTTCGATGGGGTTGATTACTGTCGAAGAAGCGCAAGAGATGGAAGACCTAAGCCCAAGAGGAACAGAATGAAACTAACATTCACAGCAACCGATATCCAGGCCGATGAAGGCCGCCGCCTTATCTCTGGCAAGATTTTGCCGTTCAACAACGAGATTGGTTACACCAATGTTGGCCGGGTCAAGTTTCGCTCTGGCTCTGTGCAATGGGATGATGCCAAGAAGGTCAAGTTTCTACTTGAGCATGACTCAAAGAAGCCACTCGGTCGCGCTCAGTCAATCATGGCGCAAGACGATGCGCTCTATGCGACTTTCAAGGTTTCTGCGACCAGCCGTGGCAATGATGCATTGATTGAGGCATCCGAAGATTTGCGCTCTGGTCTTTCCGTAGGTGTCGAAGTACTCGACAGCAAGCAAGTTGGCAACACGCTAGAAATTATCAGCGCACGACTTGAAGAAGTTTCTCTCGTATCGAATCCGGCATTCAAGTCGGCTGAGGTGCTTGAGGTTGCTGCATCCGAGGTGGATGCAGTTGAAGAAAACAACAATGAAAGCGAGGCATCTCAAGTGGAGAACACCACCCCTGAGACCGTTGCGCCTGAGGCAGTCGAAACTCCAGTAGAGGCCTCACGTCCAACAATCACCGCTGCCGTTGCATACGCGAAGCCACGCATTGACGTTACTCCGGGTGCATACCTTGAGAACACCGTCCGTGCATCCATGGGCGATGATTCAGCCCGTCAATGGCTCGCAGCAGCAGCAGATACCACCGACAACGCTGGCTTGATTCCAACACGTCAGTTGTCGGAAGTTATCAACCCACTCAGCAACGCTGACCGTCCATTCATCGATGCAATCAGTCGCGGCACTTTGCCTGATGCTGGTATGACCTTTGAAATTCCAAAACTGACTCAAGCACCAACGGTCGCTGAGACAGCAGAAGGCGCATCACCATCCGACACAGATCAGAACGTTTCTTTCCTTAGCGTTACAGTCAAGAAGTACGCAGGCCAGCAATCGTTCAGCGTAGAGTTGCTTGACCGCAGTTCGCCAGCCTTCTTTGCTGAACTTGCGCGCCAGATGCAATTCGCATACGCCAAGGCAACAAACGCAGCAGTTGGTACTGCTGTCGTTGCCGGTGCAACCGATGGTGGAAACCGCACTATGTCGGCAGCCAACCTTCTCGACTTCATCAGCGATGCAGCCGTGTCGGTGTACACCAACACCCTTGGCTTCGCTACAAACGTTGTCGTTTCGCCAGAGCAATGGGGCGCGATCATGGGTCTCATTGATGGCTCAAACCGTCCTGTTTACGTTCAGACAATCAATCCGCAGAATGCTTCCGGTAACCTGACCCCATCCGGTGTCCGTGGAAACGTTCATGGCTTGAACCTGTACGTCTCACGCTCACTTTCCGGAACTGGAGACGGCACAATCGTTGTCGTGAACCCAGAATCGTACACATGGTACGAGTCCGGCACTTTCCGTCTTGAGTCCAACGTAATCTCAACCGGATCAGTCAATGTCGCACTCTATGGCTATGGCGCAATTGCGACCAAGGTAGCAGCAGGCGCGTACAAGTGGATGGTTGCATAACCCATTCAGTAATCGTGACCCCGGTTCGAGGCTCGGCCGGGGTCACCCCTAATAGAGAGGATTGAAATGCCAGCAACATACGTCACAGTTGCCGAGTTGCGCACCAACCTTGGCATTGGCACTCTCTACACCGATGCAGTAGTCGAGGAAGTTTGCCAGTCAGCCGAAAACCTACTCAAAGAGAAATTGTGGTTCAACGAGCAGACTGTGGTTGCTATCTCATCCCAAGACACGACCGGCCGTATCTACATCGCCGAGAATGTCCAACAATTCGTGGTTGGCGATGTAGTCACCATTGAAAACGTGCGCCAGCATTACAACGGCAGCAAGACCATCACAGCCGTCAAGAATAACGGCGAGCATTACTTAGAATTCGTCAATGCTCAGATTACGACTCGCGAGAAGCACAGCATTGCGCCTTATGGCCGAGTCTTCGGATCTACCAGCATTGATTACGCAACCCTGCCACAAGTCCGTGAAGCAGCCATGATGATTGCAGTCGATATATGGCAAGCCCGGCAGATGTCGGCCACCGGTGGTATAAGTCCAGATTTCCAGCCTTCACCCTATCGAATGGGCAATACGCTCATGGCCCGAGTTCGTGGCCTTATCGCTGATTATCTTCACCCCGGCGGTCTTGTAGGATGAGCGCGATCACAACCCTACGAGGAACGCTAGCAACCGCACTAGCGAGCGCAAGCACCTGGCAAGTGTTTTCCTTTCCTCCTGCTACGGTGCTTGCGAACTCTTGCATCATCAGCCCGGATGATCCTTATATCGTGCCAAGCAATGACGGTTATACAACCGTTGCACCGTTGGTCAATTTCAAGATTACGCTCACCAAACCTCTATTCGACAATCAGGGCAACCTGAATGGCATGGAAGATTACATTCTTGAACTGTTCACCAAGTTGGCAGCCTCAACAATCAAGTACACCGTGGGAGACGTTTCCGCACCAGCCGTTATGACCGCACAATCTGGCGAGATTCTTGCCGTGGATGTGCGTATTTCAATTCTTTCGAGTTGGAGTTAGACATGGACAAGCGCACTAGATTTCTGGTCAAGATTGGCCAGATCGAAAAACCCAAAGCAGTAGCAAAACCCAAGAAGAAGGAAGAACCCAATGGCGATCACGCTGAATAACAAGGTAGGGGTCAAGATCGATACTGTGGATTTCAGCGATCTCGTCACCGCCGCAACCCTCAACATGGCGTTTGAGGAACTCGAAGTAACCGCAATGGGCGATACTGCTCGTCAGTACGTCAAGGGACTTGAGACCGCAACCCTTACGCTCTCATTCCTCAATGATCCAGCCACGAATGAAATCCTAGATGAACTTCTCACCAACTACGGCACAACCGTAGGAGTGAAGTTGATCCAAGATGCTGGATCGGCGGTGGCAGATGGCAACAAGTTGTACACCTTCGATATTCTGGTCAATAACCTGACCCCTATCAACGGTGCAACCGGCGATCTGTCCTCACAGGATGTAACATTCACCGTAAACAGCGCAGTAACCGTAGCCGACACAGGAACTTGGTAGGAGATACACATGGCGAGCCTCAAAATCATCCAAACGGATGGCACTACAACTGAATGCAAAATAACACCGGCCATAGAGTTCGCTTTTGAGAAATACCACAAGATTGGATTTCTCAAGGCTTTCCGTGAGCGAGAGCAGCAAGGCGATCTCTATTGGCTGGCGTGGGAAGCCCTACGCCGCAACGGTGTGACGGTCAAGCCCTTTGGCGAGGACTTCGTTTCCACGCTTGAGAGCGTTGAGGTCATCGAGGATAAAGACCCAAAATAGACCGGGATTCCATGACCTACTTGATAGCCCGGCTATCAGTAGAGACCGGAATCCAACCGAGTGAATGGCTTGAGATGGACGAAAGACTATTTCGAGCCATCCTTGCGTACTTGAAGGAGAAAGCGAGCGCAACTCAAAATGCCAGTAGAAATAAGAGGCATCGTTGAGGTTACTCGCGCTATGCGCAAACTAGCCCCGGACATCCTGAAAGAAATGCAGTCCGAGTTACGTCCATTGGTGCGTGAGACGGTCAATGTGGCTAGGGCAAAACTTCCATCTCAGATGGGCTACGAGTTGCGCAACTTCAACGATCCGGGTTATCAGCGCAAGTCTCGCACTAGCAAAACCCGAGCCTTTCCATCCTACGATGCAGGCGAAGTTCGGCGTGGATTGACCTATTCAATGGGCGCATCTAAGGCCAACCGATCGGGGTACGTCTCCGTGCTTCGGTTGCTCAACAAGTCAGCAGCCGGTGGCATTATCGAAACAGCCGGTCGCAAGAATCTCAACGGCCGTGGCAAGACCCACCAGATCACCGTCAATCGGCGATTCAACCCGACCAAGGTCACAGTCAGTAGCACCAAAGATTCACAGAGCAACAATCCCGGTGCTGGTGGTCAATTTATTCGCGCTTTGTCCAACTCCGAGGTTGGGCCACTCAAGCAATATGGCCGCACAGCCGACACCAAAGGTCGCTTGCTGTTTGCCGCATGGGCTGAGTCACAAAATCGTTTGATGCCGTTGATCGTGGCTGCTTACGACAAGGCTGGCCGTAAGTTCAAGCAGAGATTGGATCTGGCTGCCTAATGGCTATCGACACGTCACTATTTATCAACATTGTCTCGCAACTCAAAGACAAGGGCATCAAGGACACCCAGAAGGGTCTCAAAGGCCTCAACAGCCAGACCCTGACCCTCAACCGCAACCTTGGCAGATTAGCCCGACGTGTGGCCGTCTTTGAGACATTGCGTAGGTCTTTTAGGGCATTCGTAGAAGATGATGCAGCCGCACGGCGATTGAATACCACACTCAACAATCTTGGACTTTCCTTCTCGGCTTTGGGTGCTGAATCTCTTATCGGCAACCTTGAAAAGCAGACCGGCATCTTGGACGATCAACTTCGGCCAGCCTTTGAGACCTTGGCTCGCGTTACCGGTGATTTCAATCAGACCCAAGATATTCTCAACACAGCCCTCGATGTGGCGGCTGGTACTGGTCAGGATGTGGTGGCCGTATCGCGGGCCTTGGCTCGCGCCTACGCAGGCAACACAACGTCATTAGCACGTCTCAATACCGGACTTACCAAAGCCGACCTAGCCACCGGCAACTTTGCCTTTGCGCAAGACAAACTCAACAGGCTCTTTGGTGGTCAGGCATCAGCACAAGTTCAGACCTACCAAGGCCAAGTCAATCAGTTGAAGGTCGCATGGGAGAACGCCAAAGAAGTCATTGGCCTCCAAGTGGTCAATGCTCTGCTAGCCCTAAGTGGTGGCGATGTACGGAACTCGATCAACTTCCTCACGTCAGCCGGTGAGAAGGTTGCCAATGCCTTTGGAGGCGTGTATCGCTTCCTTGAGGCCACCAAGAACATCCTGACTGGAAACTTTGACCTTTCCATCGAGGGCCAACTGGCTAACTTCAACAAACTCAACCGGATCAACGACCCGGCAGCAATCCGGGCCTCTGCTCGCGCTCGGCGTAGAGCCATTGAAGATGAGAACAAGGCAGCAACTAAGTTGGCTAGAACTCGCTCAAAGGATGCAGCAGCCCAGAAGAAAGCCCAAGCAGATCTCAAGAAGGCCGAGCAAGACAAACTCAAACTAGCAGAGGCTGGCAAGGTCTTTGACGATGAGCGCATCAGTATTGCAGCCGCCTTACAGAATGAGACCTTGGATCGCAATGAGATCCTTAGGCTAGAACTCAAGAAGGCACTTATCAACGAGAATGCTGATCGAGCCGAGAAGTTGGCAGACCAACTCAAGGCATCTCAGCGTGAACTTTCAGCCTTAGCCGCCTACAAGTTAGCCAACCCATTCCAAGACTGGGAAGACTCGCTGGCTCGCATTCGTGCAGGCATGGCATCAATCGGCGTACCGGTTGCCCCTATTAGCCCTCAGGGAACGATTACAGGCCAGATGCCGGAAGTACCATCCATAGTACCACCGGGGCAGTCTGGCTTTATTCCTCCAAGCATCACGCAGGAAACCCTCGATGATGTGTTTGGCCGTGGCGCAGTTCAAGCCCCGACTATCAACATCAACGTTACTGGAACTGGTGATCTGTCGGACGATACGAAAAAGAAAATCGTGGACACCATCATCGACTACTCGGCCATTGGTTACAGCACATCCGGCTGGTATAGGACAACAGGCAACGTAGCAATATGACCTACCCCATCCAACTGACGGTCTCATTCGACTTTACGAGTGGGCCATCCTTTGACCCTCCATTCCTCATCGGCATTAGCCAATTAGGTCTTGGGGTTATGGGTGCTGGTGGTACGTCCTCGCAAGTAGTCGATCTCACCAGCCAGACACTCAGCATCAGCATCCGGCGTGGCCGAGACCTTACGCAAGATAAGTTCAACCCCGGCACAGCCACGGTGCGAGTCATCGATCCCAATGGTGACTGGAATCCTCAGAACTCATCCAGCCCTTACTTTGGGCTATTGCAGCCACTTCGCAAGATGGTCATAGCCGGTACTTACAACGCAGTTACCTATCCACTCTTTGCTGGCTACACGCTTGGTTACAATTACACATACCCGACCAACGAGGAATTCGGCTATGTGGACATTCAATGCACCGATGCCTTCACGCTGTTCAACAAGTCAGCCGTCACAACCGTCACCGGGGCTACGGCTGGCCAGACCACAGGCACACGCATTACCAAGATTCTTGACCAGATTGGCTTTCCCGGCGGTCAGCGAGTACTAGACACAGGCGATATAACTGTCCAAGCAGACCCCGGAACGCTGCGCACCGTCCTCCAAGCCTTGCAAGACGTTGAGTTCACCGAGTATGGGGCTGTGTACATGGATGCCCGGGGTGATGTGGTATTCCGTGAGCGCACCGACTTGGTGGACAGTCTTGCAGTTACCCCGACTGTGTTCAATCAGACTACCGGCATACCGTATCGAGATCTGAAATTTGCTTTTGATGATAAGTTGATTTTCAACGTGGCTAACTTCACCCGAGTCGGTGGCACTACCCAAACCCATACGGATCAGGCCAGCATCGACACTTATTTTCCTCATGCCATCAGCAAGCAGGATCTACTTCATGAGACCGATGCAGCAACCCTTGATCTCGCCAAGGCTTATGTGGCCAACCGATCTGTGACGGATATTCGCATCGATGCTATGACCCTTGATCTCACCACGCCTAACTATCAGGCTGGCATCGAGGCAGCCTTGGGGCTGGACTTCCTTTCACCGGTCGAAATCAGCAATGACCAACCCGGTGGCTCGACCATCACCAAGACCTTGCAGATCTTTGGGGTTCAGCACCAGATCACGCCTCGGTCTTGGCTCACCACATTCACGACCAGCGAACCTATCCTCGCAGGGTTCATCATCGGCAATAGCACTTACGGTATAATCGGACAATCTAGACTTTAGGAGATATAGATGGCGACAGGAATGCCGGCTTCGACCGGAGACGTGCTTAGCGCACCCATGTTCAATGAGTTGGTGCAGTACACCATCAACACCCAGTCTGGCACGACCTACACGCTGGCATCGACAGACCAGTACCAAGTCCTCGTCATCACGTCCAACGCATCAGCCAAGACCGTCAGCATCCCAACCGATGCCACGACCAACTTCGGCATTGGTACGGCCATCACCATCTTGAACACCGGCACAGCCGATACCACAATCTCGGCCACGACTCCCGGCACTACGACCGTCACATCCGCTGGCGCAACTAGCGCAAGCCCTAAGGTGTCCGTGAACCGCGCAGCCGTATGCGTGAAGACCGCCGCTAACACTTGGCGAGTAATCGGGGCAGTCTCGTAATGATCGGCAATATTGTTGCTGGTGCTACCTACTTTGAGGAAACCATCGGCGACTTCGAATCCATCGCAACCGTCACCGTTGGTGTTGGTGGTGCGGCAGACGTTACCTTTACGTCAATCCCTAGCACCTTCCAACATCTCCAGATTAGGGGCTTTGCTCGAACTTCTCGCGCCACCTTCGGAGTAGATGCTTTGCGTTTCCAACTCAACGGAGATCCATCGGCGAATTACTCTTGGCATCATATGCGAGGCGACGGATCAGCAACAGAAGCAGCCGCAGGGGCAAATGCTTCTTATATGGAATCGCAGCGAATTCTTGGCACGACAACCGGCTCGGGCTTTGGTGGCTTGATTATTGATTTACTGGATTACAAAAATACGAGCAAATACACCACCGCTCGCGTACTTGGTGGCGTTGATACTAATGGAACAGTTGGTGGAATCGGTGGCGCAGTAATGATTACGTCTGGATCGTGGCGTAATACTGCGGCGGTCACATCCGTAAAACTTTATGGAGATGCAGCCAACTTCGCCCAATACTCTCACTTCGCCCTCTACGGAATCAAGGGATAACAATGCCAAAGACCTATGAGCCGATCGCGACGACGACTTTGGGAAGTGCTGCTGCAACCGTCACATTTTCAACAATTCCCGGAACTTACACCGATTTAGTATTGATTGG